TCAATTCGTGAAAGCGATAGAGTGAAAGACGATGGCATTGGTGGCGATAATCCCCGAAACCGCACAAACCACGCACGAATTAACCACCACCCAACGGTCAAACCCATCGCCCTAATGCGCTACTTGGTGCGCCTCGTCACGCCCCGTGGTGGCGTAGTGCTTGACCCGTTCATGGGCTCAGGTACCACAGGGTGCGCCGCCATGCTGGAGGCGATGCGGTTCATTGGCATCGACATCACACCGGAGTACAAAGACATCGCCGAGCGACGCATTGAGTACTGGGCAAGTCAAAACCCGATGGAGATATAACATGTACCAAAATCGTATTGTCGGGCACGGCGAGGAAATGGATAGAGCGATTGAACGCCGAATAGGTACTTTTAGTAAAGCGAATCCTTTCTTATTTAGTAAAGGGTTTGCGGCATTAGGAAGCGGTATTTTTACTTGACGGGTACTTGATGGTCAAAGGCAGTGCCCAAATCACACCGGAGTACAAAGAGATTGCCGAGCGCCGCATTGTACACTGGGCAAATCAAAACCCGATGGAGATATAACATGTACCAAAATCGTATTGTCGGGCACGGCGAGGAAGCGCCCGACCAGCTGCTTGCCAACCCGTACAACTTTCGGATTCATGGCAAGACGCAACAAACTGCCTTGCACTCGGTACTCACCGACGTGGGGATAGTGCAAAGTGTCATCGTGAATCGGGTGAGTGGGCACATCATTGACGGGCATCTTCGAGTGGCACTCGCTTTGCGCAACGACCAGCCGGCCGTGCAAGTGACGTATGTGGAATTGTCGGAGAGCGAGGAAAAGACGATTCTTGCTACGTTCGACCCCATCTCTGCAATGGCAGGGATAGACGAAGAAAAGCTTGCCGAGTTGTTGCAGGAAGTGGAAGTTACTGACGGCATTGAGAGTGTCATTGACGATCTCAGGGTAGACGCAGGCATCATGCCACCACCGATTGACAATCCAGAGGTATTGCCTACATTTGACAAAACGTTTATTGTACTAGTAGAGCTTGATAATTACGATGACTATCAGAACGTCAAGCTTGAAATGGAACGACGTGGCTACAAGGTAAGGGGTAATCAGAAATGACTATCGTCTATCAGAAGAAGACTCCAGAGCGCATAAAGCGCATCCTGCAAGCGTTAGAGCTTGGGGCTACATATCAACTTGCTGCCAACGCTGCAGGCATCTCGGCTTCTACGCTAAATCGCTGGATGCGAGAAGATGAGGAGTTTGGGGATGAGTGCCGTTCGTCCGAGGGCAAGGCGGCGGTGCGGTGGCTTGCCAAAATTGAACAAGCCGCATCGGCAGGGGATTGGCACGCCGCCGCATGGAAGCTGGAACGTCGCTTCCCTCGGGATTATGGGAAACGCATCGTAGAACACGAAGGGACAGTGGATTATGTCATCGACCTCTCACTTGGACACGGACAAGCAAGTCATCAGGCACTCAACGATGACGGAGCCTCAACGCCGCTTCTGGATGAGTGATGCAAGATTTCGCCTGTTTGTGGGCGGTGTCGGGAGTGGCAAGACGCGCGCCGGAATCGTGGAAACGTTTCGACAGCCAGCCGGTAGTACCGGTATGATTGTTGCGCCCACATACACCATGCTCCGAGATGCGACGTTGCGCACGTTTCTTGACCTCACTCGAGCCGCAAATATCCTGCAATCGTTTAAGGAACAGTTGATGGTGGCACGACTAAAAGGCGAGCGCACTATCTTGTTTCGTTCAGGCGATGATTCTGACCGACTACGTGGCCCCAATCTTGGATGGTTTATGCTGGATGAGGCGGCTATGCTGGATGAGGAAGTGTGGCGTGTCATGATTGGCCGTCTTCGTGAGAAACCATCTCGGGGATGGGCAGTTACCACGCCGAGAGGGAAAAATTGGTTATACCGACTATTCCACTCCGGTGAAAATTACGAAATCATCAAGTCATCCAGCAAAGACAACCCGTTTCTCCCAGAGGGGTTTGTGGATTCACTTGAACAATCCTATACGGCAGAGTGGCGAGCGCAAGAAATTGAGGGCGACTTTCTTGACCCACTTGGCGCACTGTTTCGGCGTGAGTGGTTTCCGGTGGTGGAAAGCGCACCGCCCAATCTTCAATGGGTGCGATATTGGGACTTGGCAGCGAGTGTGCGCACCACGGCCGACTTCACCGCAAGCGTTGCTATTGCAATGGACGATGATGGCACTCTATACTTAAAAGAGGGAATCCACCTGCGAGCCGAGTGGCCGGACGTGCAGAAGATCATGATTCGCACCATGCTGGAAGAACCACGCACGCTTCATTACATTGAGGAAGCGTTGCACGGGTTGGCGGCAATCCAAGAGCTAATGCGTATCAAAGAGATTGCACACATTTCCATTGGTGGCATCCGAGTGGAAAAAGACAAGATTCAACGGGCGATGGCGTGGGCGAGCAGAGCCGAGCAAGGCAAAGTGCGCATTGTTGCAGGGGAATGGATGACGGAGTTTCTTGACGAAATCGCCATGTTCCCTAAAGGCAGGCACGATGACTATGTGGACGCTGTGTCTGGCGCAATGCCAATGCTTGGATATGGAGGAAAGTTGTTGCTATGGGATTAAAGTCAATTCCAATAGAAGCATTTCCGCCAAGTTATTGGCGAGTGCTTGAAGGGAAGTTGGACGAATCTGGCCCAATTTCAGCAACACACGCATACCGGAGCGTTCCGGTGATGCGATCTGCGATTGAGCTACGAGCGCACGCCGTATCAAATCTCCCGTACATCATCATGCAGGGAGATGAGGATGTGTCGCTAAAGCCGGAAATTGTGACATTCATGCGCACGTTGCGTCCATTGTTGCGCAAGATTGAACTCAACTTGTGCTTGTTTGGATGTGCGTACCTGCTAATTGAGCGCAATCGGTATGGACTCAATGGCAAACTCCGCAGTATACTACCAAACACCATCAGCCCTTTGTATGATACAAACGAGGGACTTGTTGGTTTTAAGCGCGTCATTGGCAACAAAGAATACAAGTTGTCTACCAAAGACGTGATTTACTTCTGGATGGACAACGTGGAAGCCGAGGTTGGCCCTGGCCCTGCGCCAGCCGAAACCGCACTCCGCTCTGCAAGCACGTTGTACTTTCTTGATACGTTCTTGCAGAACTTCTGGAGCCGTGGCGCAATTAAGGCAACTCTGCTGTCCGTCAACGGCCCCACCCAGCAATCCGAGATGGAAAAGTTGGAGAATTGGTGGAAGCGGTTTATGTCTGGAGTCAAGAACTCGTGGAACACCGTAGCCATTCGCTCCGACATCAAGCCGGTCGTGGTCGGCGACACACTCAAAGACACCGTGAATCCAGAGTTGACCGAGCAGTCACGTACTGACACGCTGACTGCTTTTGGCGTTCCACACTCACTTGTACTCTCAAATGCTGCCACGTATGCCACGGCGAATGTAGATCGCCTTGCGTTCTATGAAGACACAGTGGTGCCACAAGCGCAAATGATTTGCGATGCCATCAATGAGCAACTGCTTGACCGTGCAAATCTTCGCATTGTGCCACGACCGGACAAGTTGGAAACCTATCAGCGCAACGAGTTAGACAAAGCGCAAGGTGTGATTCAGTTGACCGGCAGTCCTATCCTAACAGTCAACGAGGCGCGCGACATGATGGGCTACGGGCCAATCGACCAAGCCCCGATGAACATTGATGACAAGTTTGACCAACCGGAGGAAATCATCAATGCCACTGCACCAAAGGTTATTGATGAAACGCCGGAACCGGTGTCTACCGTTCCAGAGAAACTTACCAAGTCGCTTGACACTACTGCATCGCTTGACCTGAATCGCTGGAAAGCTAAAGCGATTAAGTCGGTAAAAGCAGGGCGATCTGCGGATGTGCGTTTTGATTCTACGGACATTCCGTATACGGATAGTTGCCACCTCAAGCAATTACTGTCCGAGGCAGATTGCACGGATGCCGTCAGCCATATTTTCAAGGCGTTCAAGTCCGCTCCGGGTGAATCACTCACGCCTGACGAACAAGAACTCTACGACATTCTGGCACGGGCGATGGCGAAGATTCGTCGTGATGCCGAACGTCAAGGCACAAAACTTTCTCCCGATGAGTTTGCGCAACGCCTCGGACGTGAAGTAGCAGCGGCTCTCAACTTGTCGCTCACCTCGGTGTACCAGCAACTAATTCAGGAAGCGGTAAGTGCGACCGGCATTGGCATTGACCCACTTGACCTGACGTTGCGTCTTGCTCCGGAGTGGGACACGTATGTGCGTGACCGTGGCAAACAAATTGAAGACACCACCCGTCGATACCTGATGGCAATCATCAATGGTGGCATTATCAGCAACGACGCACTCTTTGACATTCCGTTTGGGTTGCGCCGAGCTGAAATCATTGCAGTCACAGAAACCACCAACGCCAAAGCAATGGTGATGATGGCAATTCAGAAAATCCTTGCGGAGCAAGGCGTTCAGACGCAACTGATTTGGGTGACCGCACAAGACGAACTTGTCTGTGCCAAGTGCCGACCGCTGAATGGCCAAGCACAAGGCGTATGGCAAGCACCACCCCCAGCACACCCATACTGCCGGTGTACGTTGCGATTGGAGGTCGTGTGAAAACTTACGCCAACGTCACGCTTTCGCCGTTTCTCAAAAAGATGATTCGCAATAAAGGCGATGATTACGGCACAAAGTTGGAACGGCATACGACTGATCTCTTGCGTGTAATTGCGCGCGAGGGACGTGACTTTGTGTCGCAATATCCTCCGCAAAAAGCATTTAACACCAACAAACCACATTGGCGACGTGGCATCGGTATGGTGTACATTCGCAAGCGTGACGGACGTATGAGCATCTACGAGCGGTCGCAAATATTGTTTGCCAAGTGGGCAATCTCGCAATTTCCAACGGCAGTCGTGCTGTACAATACGGCAACCTACTCTGGCATTGTGCATCGGGATGACATGCAACGCTTTCAACACATTGGCTTTTGGCGCACCGATGTACAGATGATTACCTATCTTCAAGGACATCTTCGACGCATGATGCCGAGCGGTATCATGTCCGTGGTGAGGGCATTATGACGGAAATCATGATTCGAGATGGGGTGATTGCAACGTTGCCAAGTACATGGACGATTCTTGCATGGGATAGTACACGCAACAATAGCAATGCGCCACTTACTAACAGTGTTTCAATGAGTTATAGCGTGTGGAATGAGTTTGACCTCACCACAAGCTATAACATCATTTCTACGTTCAACAAGAACGATGTCAATGCTGGAACAGTCACCTACAATCTCCCGGGTACGGATGTAGACGGAAGCATCATCACCTATCCGGGGATGCAAGCACCGGTATGGACGTACAAGGGAAATGCGATTGGCCCGTGGTCGGGCGTGGCAGGATTTGGCGGTGTTCTGCAAATGTCATTCACCAGCGCATCAGATGTTCGACAGTTGCTTATGTCGGTGGGATCTAAAACCTCTGACAACGAGCCGTCGTGGCCATATGCGTCAATGAATTATTGGTTTGATGCGTCAAACTCGCACGACTATATTGAGTGTCGAGTGGGGGTGACCATCAAGAAAGTCAAACTGAATCAGTTTGATAAAACGATTGCGCATTTGTATGTCATCTACAAAGACACGTTCACATCGCAGATAAAGTTCTATGTAGACAATTTGCTTGTTGCATCAATTCCACTTCTTTCAATAAGCAGTCCAGAGTGGTCAACTGTCAACCAAAACGACGACTTGGATAGTTGGTGGGCGTTTAGCGATTACGGGTACGTGCCAAGTGCTGGCACGGTGGCATCGGCAACGAACGCATACACGCTATTTGTTATCTCGTATAGCGATTTTTATATTGACCACACGTCCCTGTTAGAGTTATGCCGGTATCGCTACGGAATTGTCACCGATGCAAATACCGCATCAACACAAACAACTACGCTTGATGGCACGGTGATTGCCATTTTTGACGATTGTATTTTTGACACAGTATTTATTTAGGAGGCACTATGGCAACATGGACTGCACCAACAGATGTAGTAACCGGACAAGCACTGACATCACTGTTGTGGAATGAGCAACTTGGAGCGGCAGGATCGCTTCAATATGTTTATGACGAATTGAATGGTATTCAGCTAAAGCGCAATGTAGTGCTATACAAAAGCACCAACACGGTATTTGCGGCGGCTGGAAATAGTGACATCGCATTTGACACGATTGTTGCCGACTTTGCCGACCAACAGTTGAACTTTCCGGTCACAGTGCCAATTACCAACATTCCTGTTCCAGCAGCAGGCATGTACGTTGCGTCGTTTCAATTCCGCACCACTGCTGCCAACATTGTGCGTGTCAATGCGTTTTTGACAAGTGGTGCGACCACTCGACAATTCACCAACACTGCCAACACTAGCACGGCGGCAGTACTTCACACACTTGCAGTCATGTTTTACGCTCCCGCATCGTCAACGTTTAAGATTAACTTGCAAGTAAGTGCGGCGAACACGTTTACTGCGGCGGCACCATCAGCAACCGATGGGAGTCAAGTGCTGACGATTGCGAGGATTTAATGGACAAAACGTGGAAGGCTCCAGCCGCCGCTCGTGAGGCGGCTCGCCGAGCGATTGAGGTGCGCAACGAGAAACCGCCATCCCAGCGTGGCATGATTTCAACGGGGCTTGCTCGCGCACGTCAACTCATCAACAACGACGATTTTACCGAGAATGATATTCGCACCATGTACGCATGGTTTCGTCGTCATGCGGTAGACAAAAAAGGAAGTACGTGGGGCGAGAAAGGCAAAGGGTGGCAAGCGTGGCACGGGTGGGGCGGCGATTCTGCATTCTCTTGGGTATCACGCCTTGTCAAGCAACTTGACGCAACAAAAGCCATTTCCGTCAAGCCGTACTATCGTGATGGTCAACAAGTCGCTGGATATACAACCGCTCGCAGTAAGGAAAAGCAACCGGCAACAAGTGGGCCGGAGGTTATTCCAGAGCAAGTGAAGTTCCCTGCGCTGTATCGCAAGGCAAAGCGCATGGCACGACAAAAGTATTCTAGCAAGTGGCCGTCTGCATACGCATCTGCCTACATGGTGGCAACGTATGAGCGACTTGTAAAAGCCCGTGGCGGTGGCAAGCCGTATTACACAACCAAATCTCTTGAATCAATAGAGAGCATCGTGATACAGTATGGACAGGAACTTCTTGCGCAACAGCACGATGAAGAGATAAAGCGTGCCAATGAACCGGAAAGTCCTGACTTGTGGCAACGTGCAATAGCGGAAGCCAAGAGGCGATTCAAGGTATATCCGTCAGCATATGCCAATGCGTGGGCGGCTCGCTGGTATAAGCAACGTGGTGGCAAGTGGAAGTCTGCAACAAAGGATTTGCGTGAGTGGTTTCAAGAGGAATGGGTAGACATCTCAAAGCCCATTCGAGAAGACGGCAAGATTGTTGGTTATCGGGTATGTGGGAGATCGGACGCTGAAGACGCTGACGGTTATCCAAAGTGCCTTCCCAAGTCAAAAGCCATGCGATTGACTGACGAAGAACGCCAACAACTGATTGCACGCAAACGCAAGCAGGGACTTCCAAAAGACGGAAAGCCAACCATGACCAGCAGTGAAACGAGAAACGAATGAGCTACACTGACAAACAAATTGCGCTTGCCGATGCACTGAATGAGATTGTCATTCGCCACGGTGCATTTGAGGCAGGCGATGATGCAAACGGATGCGACTACCGTGACGGCGAAGAAAACGTCAACCACGGAGGCAAGTGTTGCGCCGAATGTATTTTTTACCGAGGGGGCGGATGCGCCATTATCAATGGGGACATTGACCCAATGGGCATTTGTCGATTCTGGATTATTACCGACCAAGCACTTGAAGAAGGAGAGTACGACGATGGCTTACGGGAAGAAGACGGGCAAGAACCCAATGGACAAGATGGGGAAGCCAATGGAAAAGCCAATGGGCAAGAAAAAGACCCCTACGAAGAAGAAATGAAGGCTGTCCTTACGACCGCCCAACGCACCAAGCTGAAAGACAGCGACTTCGTATTCCCAGATGAGCGCGCGTTCCCGATTGTGGACGGTAGCGACATGGAAGACGCAGTGTCGTCGTGGGGTCGGTATCGTGGGGAACAATCTTTTGACACGTTTAAGAGTCGCCTGATTGCACTTGCCAAGCGTAAAAACTTGGAAGACAACCTGCCTGAAGCGTGGAAGAACGAAAAGAAATCGTTTGAGTACGCTATCAAGTCGGTTGGGGTCAACACGTACCGTGGTCTTGGCGTGGTGTTCGGCGGTCGGGACTTGACGAACGATGAGTTTACCAAGTCCACAGAGTTTGGCTTTGAGCGATCTCCCATCGGGATGCCGGTGTTCTTTGAGCATGGGCTTGACGATTCGGGGATTGGCACACAGGAATTGCGCAAGCCTATCGGCTCTGTTACCGGCTACAAGCAGGACGACATGGGTATTTGGTTTGAGTTCCAGCTGAACAAGGCCAGCAAGTATTTGCATCGCATCAAGGATTTGATTGATGCCGGAGTCGTCGGACTATCAACCGGCGCACTCCCTCATGTTGTGGAAAGAGAGCAAAATCGGACAATCAAACAGTGGATTATGGGTGAGCTTTCTATCACCACGCATCCGGCTGAAGCCCGAACTCTTTTTCATATAACGCCACAGGTGGAGGCAAAAGCAACCGATGAGGTTGAGTCGTCACGACGGCAAATTATCGTTTTATTGAAGAAGTAAGGTAAGAACATGGCAGATACCGTAACGGTGGATATGAATGAACTCGCCTCGCAGGTGAGTGGTGCCATTAAGGCCGATGTCATTCAAGCTATCCTCAACGACCCGATTGTCGCCAAGCATGGCGTGGTGACTCCTGATGGTGGCACCAAAGACAAGGAAGTGAAGAACTTCGCTGACTACATGGCAGCGGTGATTCGTCGTGACGACAAGCGTTTGTCGGCAATTTACGGCGTGAAAGCGCAAGTGGAAAACAACGGCACGGCTGGTGGGTACTTGGTTCCGCCCGAGTACGGGAGCATGATTGACGGCTTTGCTGTTGAGGCAGGCTTGATTCGCCCGGGCGCAATGGTGATGAGTGTCAACTCGCCGGAGTTTAAGGCACCTCGCTACGACCAGACGATTTCACCCGACGGCTCATCGGCCATGCTTGCCGGTGTAAAGCTGTTCTGGACGGCAGAGGCAGGCAACATTCAGTCAACGCAAGTCAAGTTTGACCAGATTGACTTGCGTGCGCACAAGCTCGCTGCCTACATTCAGATTACGAGCGAATTGCTTGCTGACGCTCCGGCGTTGTCGGGCATGTTGGTGCGCCAATTTGGGCAAGCCAAAGCATGGTTTGAGGACTACAACTTCCTCAACGGCAACGGCGTAGGCAAGCCACTTGGTATCCTCAACGCTCCGGCCACCTACTCGGTGACGCGCAACACGGCTACCGACTTTAAGTTGGCTGATGCCAAAGAGATGATTTCTCGTATGCCTGCAAGCGCACTTGGGCGTGCGGTATTCATCATGCACCAGAGCGTGATGCCCAAGCTGTATAGCATGGCAGAGAGTGGCAACTTCGTGACGTTCCTCCGTGACTTGCAAGGTCGCCCTGCAACGCAGTTGCTCGGACATACTGTCCTGTTTACGGAAAAGTTGCCGGTGCTTGGTACCGCTGGCGACGTGTTGCTTGTTGACCGCAACGCATACTACATCATGGATCGTCAAGACACGACCATCAGCACCAGCGATGCACCAGCGTTCTTGACCGACCAGATGACCATGCGCATGACTTCACGTCTTGACGGTCAGCCTGCATTGAACGACAAAATCACGTTGGCGGATGGCTCGTACCAAGTTTCGCCATTCATCAAGTTGAGCTAGGAGAATACATTCATGGCACATTACACGGAACGGCTGTCGCAAAGCTTGGCGGTTATTGCCACCATTGACCCTGCTTCGCACAGCACCGCACAAAACAGCGACGGCATTGACATGCGCTTGTTTCGGCGAGTGATTTTCATCCTCAACGCTGGCGCAATCGGGGCTAACACCATCACTGCCATCGTCACCGGTGGGAATGACAATAGCACCTTTGCTACCACGTTGACCGGCAAGACGTTTGCTTCAGGCACGTTTAGCGGTAGTGTTGACAACAACACGCAGGGCATCATTGAGGTAACGGCAGAGGAATGCGCCGCCCAAGATGTGCGCTACATCCGTATGGAAGCCACCCCAAGTGGTGCTGCCATCTTCGGAGTGGTTGCCCTTGCCGGTGTTGCTCGATACGAACCATCCAGCGACTACGACTTGGCATCGGTTGCCGAGATCGTGGCATAGTGTAGCAGACAAAAGGGGGAAAGTGCTGTGAAGCTGTTTATCTTTATGCCGAGATTGCGCACGATTGGACGGACGCATGTTGCGTTGTGGGAGGCTCGCTATTCGTGGGGGAAACCGCACGTCTATGTTGAGTATCAGCACGACCAGCCGTCCAAAGACGGATACGAGAATGTCACGCATAACTACGAGAAGGCTCGGCAGCACTTTCTCTCTACAGACTGCGATGCGTTTGTCAGTGTTGAGGATGACATTATCATCCCCAAGCATGGCTTTGGGGCGTTGGCAGAAATGAATGTACCGGTGGCGATGGGTGTCTACTGTCTACGACAGAAGCCAAATTACCGCTGGAACGCATTTGTGACGGTCACCGAAGATGAGGGACTTGCGCTGACAGACCACAATACGCCGGAGGTGTTTCAGCTTGCCCGAAACGGATGGGTCAAAGAGGTCGCAGGAGTGGGTCTTGGGTTTACCATGATTCAGCGAAGCGTCCTTGAAGACCTAAAGTTTGAGAAACGTGGTGGCGCATCCAACGATTGGTATTTTTCGCTGGATTGTCAAGCCAAAGGCATTGGGCAGTTTGCACATTTTGGCGTGTTGTGCGGACACATGGTGGATTCAGCAACCCGTCGTGTGTTGTGGCCAGACTACACGGCACACAACTTGCACCGAGAGGAACCTGTGTAATGGCGTATGTTACGCTGGACGCACTCAAGCGATACCTAAAAATCCCAAGCAACGTGACCACGGACGACACGTTGCTCACGGAACTCATTGCCGATGCAACAAACATTATCAACGCATACACCGACCGATTATTCGAGGTGCCTGCGGACACGGTGCGGAAGTTTGACGCAGTGCGGTATCGCGAATACGCCGACGGGATGCAAATTGAATACTATCAATACTTTGGCTACTATGACCAGCAAGTGTTGTGGCTCGGCAAGTACGATCTTGCACAAATCACGTCTATTGTGAATGGAGATGGCACAACCGTTGCTAGCAATCAGTATGTCACACTTCCCATCAATGCGATTGCTGATGGTCGGCCAATCTTTGGGATTCGGCTAAAACTAGACAGCGACGTGGTGTGGACGTGGGACAACAGTCCTGATGCGGCGATTGTTATTACCGGACGGTGGGGATATTCTATCACCTGCCCCGGAGCAATCACGTTTGCGGCGAAGCGACTTGCACAGTACCTGTATAAGCAAAAAGATACAAGTGCCGAGCTAGATCGCACCATCTACACCGCAGACGGAATGGTGGTACCAAACTCCCTTCCAGCCGACGTAGTGCAGTACCTAGAGCCATACAAAAGGCTGGTCATATGAGT